TGGTGCTGGAACAATCAAAGGAGCCAAGACCGCTGCAAAGGTACGCAAGGCACAGAAAGCAATATATGGTGCAACCAATACAGCAGAGATTGCAAGAGCTGCAACCAATACGCTCAAAGCAGAGGTGATGGACGATTTAAATTTGATCTCACTTGTTACACCACCAAAAACAAAAAATGCTTGGAAAACTTTAAACTTTGGTGACGTAAGATTGCACGTTGCAGATGACCTTGCAAAATCACTGGATGCAAAAAGAATCGTTGAAACATCAGGAACCAGACAAGAAGCACTTGCACGGATTGCAGATGAAGGACTTGACAACACAACATACACAAAACAGTTTAAAAAAGAAGCGGCGGATAAAGATTTTGAGACAGCACGCAACAACCTCAAAACACAGCTTGCACAAACTGAGGACACGCAGAAATTGTTGTTGGAGCTTGATGGTTCACAGCGCTATCTTGACGAGTACAAAACATCAGGAAAACAAGCAGCGGACAACTTTGCAAAGCGCAACAACCTCAACTACAAACCAGAAGCTGTTGCAGATTTATTGCGCATTACTGGTGACGACGCAACCAAAGCAAGCAAGCTGTTAAATCAACAATACGCAAGAGCTATTGTATTTGATTCAACACCAAATATAAACAGCCTTGAAAACATTGTGGCAATCACCAGAAATACTTGGAGCCACAAAGACAACGTGCCAAAAATACTTGCTCAATCGGTAGAATCTCCAATCGGAAAAGAGCTAAATGCAATCTCTGATTCTGGAAAGATTGCCAAAGACGTCAAGCCAGCACAAAACTCTTTTGGTAGCCTGTACGCAGTAGGCAAGCGCACAGCGCAAGGCGTACCAACAAACTATTTTAAGCTCACAAACAATCAAAAACAAGCGTTGTTGCCACTGGTGCAAGACCTTCCAATTAAACAATCACAGAAAGATTTTATTGCACAATCTATTGCCAACAACAAACTATATCTTGATGACCACCGGCTATTGCTAGACGCCAACATTGACCAAACAGCCAAGGCGCTGCAATCGCAAATCATTACCACAGAGGACATATCAAGATTGCCTGCAAAGCAGCAAATGAGAGCAATGGAACCAGTTGGTAGCGCTGGCAGGGTAAGGGGCTTTGTTGATGTAATAGGCGACCTTTTTGGCTCTATAGGTAGAAAGGTGCTAAAACAAGAAAACGCTGTATCAGCTCCGAGCGTAATGAAAGACGCAAATTTAAACCAAAGGAGACTGGTAAAAGAGATTCAACAAGAAGCAAGCACGCTGGATACCAAGGCGAAAAGAGGTATTGCAGGACTCATAAAGAGCGAAGAGGCGCGCGCGTTTTATGTTGATGATGCAGCAGCACCAATGGATAGAATGGAAGCGCTTGGTGTTTTGATTGTAGGCAGCAAGCAAGCTGTAACCAAAACAAAAACGCTAGAAGAAACGCTTGAATGGTTGTTTGCAAGGCTCTTCTTTGAGGAGAGCGCACAAAGCAAGCTGCTCGATAAGGTTTCAGGGCTTCACAAGCTCAGAGATTCCAATTTGCTTAATGATAGAGGAAGAATTGCGCTTGCCACATCAATCAAAGAAACTGCAGAAACATTAAGCCAGAATCCTCGAAACTTTTGGCAGATTATAAATGATTGGATTGATGAATGGGCGATTGTATTGGAGCAAGGCACCATTGATGGCAAGCGCATTATAAACATTGAGATACGACCAAAGAACATTGTCAAAATCACCGACGACAAGCTTGCAAAAATACAAGGGCAGGCAGGGCTTGGCATGTACTATTACGCAGAATCAAGCAGAATCCTTGACAAAAAACTGGTTGAGATTGTACAGAAAGATTTTAAACCAACAACAACAAAAGACTTGTTTCCAAATCAAAACGTGTCACAACGGAGCTTTGAAGCTGCAGTCAAAAATGCTGTGCTCCAGAGCTATAGCAAAAACTTGCCATACGAAGAAATCCTTGGCAAAGTAAAGCAATTTGGTGTTCCAGACAATATTGCACGAAAAGCAATAGAGTATGGCAATGTTATCATCCGAAACGAAGGGCTTGACGATTATATGCACCTATCCGTGCCAGAAATGAAATCAATGCTCAACAATCTTTTTGGTGGTCAAAATGAAGGTTTTGCACGCGTTCTTTTTGGCTCGAAGTATTATGACGAGCTTGCCAATGAGCTTGCAGAAGGGCGAGCAATGGCAATTACAAAGCATCTTGATCAAGTGATTCAAGATATGCAAAATAACGCACGATTTTTGCCAGCAATGAAAAAGTTTCTCAATATGATTAACTCTTTTCGATACAGCGCAATCCTTGCAGCTCGTCCAAGATTCCACGGCTCCAATATACTCACAGCCAATGCAATCTTGTATTCCACAGTTGGCAGAATGATTGGAGCAAGAGCAACCAAGAAAGGCTTTGATGTTGCGTTCAAAGCAAGCAGCGAAGGAGCTGCAAAGGTGAATCAAATAGCAGTACGCACCAAAGATGGCAAGGTGTTCACATATGGTGAGATTTATGAAGCCGTGAGAGTTTCAGGTGTACGCTCAGAATACAACTTTGTTACAAGCGCTTTAGATGATAGCAGCTTCATTAAATGGTTAGAAAATCAAAACAAAAAAGGTGTTGGTTTTGGGCGTGTTATGATGGACTTTTTGAAACAGCCAGTCAATCAAACAGCAACAGCATTGAATGAGTTAACGGTGCTTGAAGATATGGTTTTTCGCGCAGGTTCGATGATAAAAGCTCTGGAAGAGGGCAGGAGCATTGAAGAGGCAACAGCGCTTGCACGGCGTTCATTGTTTGACTACAATGACATGTTTGCTTGGGAAAAAGCTATATCAACACAGTTTTTTATTTTTTACTCATTCACCAGACAAAACTTTGTAACAATGTTCAAATCTTTAACTGACTTGAAACTATTGAAAAGATATATCAATGTGCTCAAATTTGACCGTGGAGCAGAAGCATTGACTGCAGAAATGAATGACCGGAAAAAATACAATCATCAAGCGTTTTTTCCAAACTATACAATGTCAAGACAACTGCTATCCGTGCAAGATGGTCAAGATAAAGACTATTACGACGCAGGACCACCAATACCAGCGATTGACGCCTTGTTGCTTGGTGTTGAGATTGCACAAGCAGCAACAAAGCTTGACGTATCAGAGCTATTCAATAAGCAGCTTGCTCCACATTACAAGCTGTTGTTAGGTTTAAATGACGCCGGTTTTGGCACAAAAACAATACCACCGGAATATATAAACCTGATGATTATGACGTATTCGGAAGATCCAACAGAGATTGCAGGATTGCTTGAAAAGATTGTTGGTGGACAGGTAAAACCAACACCAGCACGGCAAGAAGTTGGCGGTGTAACAGGTATCACCAAAACCGGAGAAACTAACACCTATATTTATCCGCTTGATTCAGAGCAGCAAAAGCGCTGGAATCTCTTTTCAAAATTCGTGCTTGATTATCCAGGACTATCAACACCAGCAAGAGATTATTCAAGATTCTTTGCACCAGAAGGAACCACGGCGCAAAAGTTAACTGGAATGGAGCGCATTGCATATGCAGTTGGCGCAATAACACCAATGAGAATTGCAAGAGAAACCAAACAAGACGCAGCACAATTAATGGCACGCTCAATGGCAATAAAAGCGGAAATAAGCCGATTAACAGGACTGCAAAAGAAAGCACAAGAAAGAGAAGAAGAAAAAAGGTTTCAACAATAAAAATAATGCATTATATTCCAATCAAACCATTTTGAAGAAGGAGCAGAAGAAATGGCAAAAGTAGGTAACTATTATCACGGCTCGATTGTAACACAGAACGTTGCTAGTATTGGCACCAGCTTTGACAAGACAAAATACCACTTGCACGATTTATTCAGAGCAGAAGGAATCAATACAAGCGGCAGATTTTTAAACAAGGTTGAAAGTGTTTATGTTCGAGTCACAAACATTGTTGGCGGTTCAGCAACACCAACGCTAACAATGAGAATCAGCTTAGATGCAGATGGTGACTATACATTTTTTCCAGATACAGCAGGACAGATTGCAGTTGGTTTAACAACAACAACTTCTGGTGTTGCTGTATATGAATTCAAATTGCCAGTTGTGCATTTTTTTGGATCGTCAGATTTTTATCTTTTTGTAAAAATCGACCAAGGAACATGCACGCTTGCAAACTCTGCAATCATGTGGAGCGAATAACATGCCAGTTGCATCACCTTTTGCGCCTAGCTCAGGAGCTGTAACAGTTGATTTAAAAATGCAAGACCTATCAAGTCAGGTTGATGGTGCAACACAAACATTCACTGTTTCACCAGCATATAAAGCTAACTCATTACAGGTATATCACAACGGCTTGTTGCAATTGCCCAGTGACATTACAGAAACATCTAGCACAGTTTTTAATACAAGTTTTACCCCCAACAGCGACGATAACTTGGTTGTTATTTTCGTACAAAATTAAAACAAGGAGCTATTAACATGGCAATTCAAATCTCAACAGAGCAGTTGAAAACAGCTGCTGTAACCGCCGCAAAAATTGATCTCACAGGATCATTTGATTTTTCCTCTGGAACATTACGAGCTGCAGTACCATCTTCAACAAGTGATGTTGCAACAAAGCAATATGTGGACAACATTGCCGCCGGATTGCATTTCAAAGAATCTGCACGAGCTGCAACAACTGCAAACATTACCCTTTCAGGAACACAAACAGTTGACGGTGTTTCACTGATTGCAGGTGACAGAATTTTAGTTAAGAATCAAACCGACGCAACAGAAAATGGTGTTTATGTGGTCGCTTCTGGTTCGTGGTCGCGCTCTTCAGATATGAACGCAGATTCAGAATTTCCCGGAGCAGCTTTGTTTGTTCGTGAAGGTACAGTCAACGCAGATACAGGTTTTGTCTGTACTAATGATTCTGTTTCACTTGGATCAACAAACATTGCTTTTACCGAGTTTTCAGGAAGCGGCGCAACGGTTGCAGCTGGTGATGGTCTAACAAAAACAGGCAATACACTTGATGTTAATGTTGATGATAGCTCAATTCAAATTTCAGCAAATAGCTTGCAAGTAAAAGCGCTTGGTATCACCGATTCAATGCTTGCCGGTTCCATTTCAAATGCAAAGCTCAGCAACTCAACAATCTCTGGCATTGCGCTTGGTGGAAATCTTAACTCTTTGTCTGTTGTAACCGGTTCAGCACTGGCAATGACATCATACAATGGTTCTGCTGCACGCTCAGATCTTGCCGTGCAGGTTGATGATAGCTCAATCCAGATTTCAAGCAACGCGCTCCAAGTGAAAGCAAGCGGAATTACCAACGCAATGCTTGCCGGCAACATTCTTGCAGACAAGCTTGCAACCGGTGGTGGATTAGATTCAAATGCTGGTGCTTTGGAAGTCCAAGTTGATGACAGCTCAATAGAGATTGATGGAGTTTCAAACAATCTTAAAATAAAAGCGCTTGGAGTCACCAACGCAATGCTTGCTGGTTCCATTGACAATGCAAAGCTCAGTAATTCAACAATCTCTGGTGTTTCACTTGGTAGCAATCTTAACTCTTTGAGCGCTGGCAATGGTCTTTCAATGACAGCGTACAATGGTTCTGCTGCTGTTTCTGATTTAACCTTAAGCCTTGATGGTTCATCACTTTCTGTTGGTGTTTCCGGTCTAAAGGTTGCAGATGGTGGAATCTCTGCAAACCAACTGAATCAAAATGGCGGCTCTGAGGCTGTTATTACTCAGGCGATTCGTAATTCAGCTGTTACAACTGACAAAATCAACAACTCTGCAGTTACAACAGCAAAAGTTGCATTTTTGCCAAACTATGAAAGCTACACGGGCAACGGCTCAGCAACTTCTTTTGATCTTTCCTCAGCAATCGATTCAAATTTTGCTGGTGGTGTTGTTGCATACAGAAACGGGCTTGCAATGCAGCTGGTTCCATCCTCACCATCGGGACAAGATCAATACACAATTTCAGAAACCGGCGGCACTGGTGGTGTTGGACAAGTAATTTTTGGCACAGCACCAAACAACGGTGACACAATTTCTGTGTTATATTGGAGTTAACCGATAGTTTGAGCTTGTTGAGCTGGTTCACTTCCCTCGAATCGGCTCAACCTCTTTTGGAGCTGCAATGATAGAAGAGCCAATTAGTAATCTAATCATGTCCGGTGGTGCCAACGCAGCTTTTGCACTTTTCCTGTTGTGGCAGTATAAAGACCAACAAAAGCGCGCCGATGAAAGAGAAGCGAAAAACGAAGCAAACATCAAAGAGCTTCGTGGCAGATACGATGACGTGATTCGAGGCTATCAAGACAAAGAAGAAAAAATTAGGCAATCCCTCGAAAAAGATTTAACTGATGTTGAGCGCAGATTATCTTTGCTGGAACAAAAAGTTGATCATATCGTGGAATTGTGCGCAGAAATCAAACAAAAGTTTTTAAGGGTAGGCTAGTATGAAACCACAACAAACCATATCAATCATCAAAGTTATAAGACTACTAACCAAAGCGGTTAAATATGGCAGAGATGGTTTTTCAAAAGAAGAATTAAAAGAATTAGGCACTGATTTGTTGACTTTAGGATTAGAAATATTAGAAGATATAGAGTCAAAAAAATAATTGTTTGTGTTTTATCCGTTGCTCTTTGTTGATCCTCACCAACTCTTCAACAAAGAGCTTTTTTTATACGCTCAATCAAATATGCAATGTTTCCACACCAAGCCAAAGCAGCTGCATTGCAGGTATCTCTTTTTGGTGGCACCAGAAGAGCAAACAAAAACATTAAATCCTCAACATCTTTTGTTGCAGTATGAGCATTTTCACTGGATATACCTAAAAAGCGGCGGATTGTATCCATTTTGTGATTTTCCAAACCAAGCGGAATCAATATAGCTGCAGCAAGCTGCACAGTGTCAATTTGCATATATGGCAACGCAATTTCAACATCGTGTTTTTTTCCAAAGCCGCGCAAAAATCTCGCGTCAAACTGCACATTGTGAGCTACCAGATAACATTTATCACCAGATTCCTTGCTTGGTATCTCAAAAAAATCTTTGATTCTATTTGCAGCAACCACAGGATCAAGCGCCTCTTCTTTGCTCCATTTTGATGGTTTTAAGCCGTTCTTTTCAAGCGCAGCCGGCTCTATTTTGTCAGCTGGGTGAGGATGGATTTTGGAGTAAAATCTTGCAACTTCTTCACGATTGACAGTTTTAACAATGCAAATTTCCAGCAGAGCATTGCCCTTTGGAAAAAAGCCGGAAGTTTCACAGTCTACAAAATAATGAATGATGTTCATTATAGCTCCAATTCGCTCATTTCAAGCAATACTTCGGTAAAGTTACGATTATCAATATACGCAACGGCACGGCAGATTTGAAGCGCCCAAAAAAAGCTGGGAGCATTGCCCTTTTTCCAGTTTTGCACATTGCTACGAGAGCAGCCGATTAAATCAGCCGCCTCTTGATAGCTATAAAATTCAAACTTGCCAGAAAACCAATCTTTGAACAAAATCATTTTGGCACCACCTTTGAAATATGCTTTTTGCCAAACATCGTGCCAGCCTTCACGCGCTCACAATGAGCTGCATAACCGATCGGATCCTCTTCTTGCCAAGTGAAACCGTTTTTGCCTTCGAAAGTGTACAAGTATTCGTGCATATCAATTCTTGAATCTTCCTTCAGTTTTTGCAAGCGCTCCAAATACGTCATCAAACCTTTATGCACTTCCAAAGCATCCTTGCACGTACAGCTGCACACGCGCTTTGATGATACTGATTTATTGTTTTGATCATTGCGATAGTAGCGAGCAACCGTAATGCGCACCCCTTCGTGGTATCGGCAATCATTGCACCAATTGCGAGATTTATGCACCTTCTCGGCCTGTATACCACCAAGGCGCCGTGCAGCTTCCAGAACATCACCGATTTTTGGCGTACCATATCCACTTGGTTGAAACATTATTTCGTCAACAGCGTCGAGCACAACCTTGTCTTTGCAGTTTTCAAGCGCGCGCTCCCAAATCGGCAACGTTCTTTCAATCCAAGCGTCGTTTTTGTTGTAGTTTGCGGCGAAGCGTTCAAGAGCTTCTTTGATTATTGATTGATGTGCCATGTCTTATTCTCCAATGTAATTGCCAAGCTCGTCAAACATTGCATCATCAAACGAGCGAGATTGTTGTTTTTTTGTATTGTTGTTTTTTACTGCACTCATTGTGCTCATATCGTCAGCAAAAGCCTTGTTTCTAGCAAATACGCCTTTGTGAGCTATGTTAGCCAATCGAATCAGCGGCGGATTCTGATTGCGTAACCATTTTGCTCTGTGGTGGTCACTGAATACCCAATCAATCACCATCATTGCACCAGCGCCATCACCACCCATCACCAAAGCAAATGCAACAGATAAATCCTTTGCAAGTAGCTTGGAAGGAGCAAAGCCGTTTTCTTTGCATTTTAAAAGCCAGTATTCAAGCAGCTGCATTGCTTGCTCATTGTTTTTGACTTTGAATAATAGTCCTTTGTCTGTATCACTGGTGACTGCAATCGAGGTATCACCAAACACCAATGAAAAATCATTCTCATTTTTTAAAATTAAATTCTCATGTATACCAACAACAACAGTATTACCAGAATCATATACTGGTATACCATGTATACTAGAATTAATTAATTTACAAGATTTGTGCCAATTGGATTCTGCTGTTGTTGTTGCAGTTGCATATAAGTTTTGATTTTGAAAGAAAATCTCTGTTTCCAAGATGCTCCATCCCCATTCCAAAGCATATTCTTCAATGCTCATATCACCACCAGAAAGAGCGAAGTGATATAAAGCAGTAACCTGATTGTAAGGTTTGCCGCCCATTGTTAAGGCTGGGGAAAGGGTTAGGGTTATGGTCATAGGTTCATTTTTTACTGTCATTTTTGTTATCCGTAGTTTTTGTTGTTTGAGCTTTGTTTGATAGGTTGGTTTTGTCTCCTTTAGGGATCCAAATACCAACCTCTGCAGCAATCGTTTCGAAGCGTGGCTTGCAGATTGCGCAAAATATATTTCATCATTCACCACCAAATACAAAAGAATAAGCGGCGGTTAATTGCTTTTGGAATACAGCACCACCAATACCAGAATCAAGCAGCTTTTTGTATTCATAGCTATCATCAATCGTTGTCATTTCTCGCACAAGCTCTTTTGTTCCAGCGTCAAATACAATCAGGTGAGCAGCTTCATAATACGCTGCATTTTGCATATCAGCGCGCATACCTTGCTCAAAAGCAACAATCAATGATGATGATATAAGTTTTGCCTCTTGACGACCATGTGAGCGAATGAGCAAGCGCAGCTGCTGGCAATGGTCAATAAGTTTTTTGTTTTGTAGTTTCATTTTATCCCCCTAGTTAATTCCAAGTAAAATGCAGAAAAAAATTCCTACACGAATCATAATGTGCATTGTCAAAAGTAAGCCGCCACCAACAGCGAGCATTGAAAGAAAGTCGTTTTTCATTTTTTATCCGTTTTGTTTGTTGTTAGATTAGGTTGTTTTTTGCTGCATAAACTGCAACAGATGAAGCCGTAAAGATGATGTGCTTGCACGGTACTTTGTGATTGAGAGCGTCACGCTTGCTTGTTTGGTATGCCATACAGGTGCAATGAAAATGATTCTCAGAGATAGTGATTTGATACTCATTGCCTTCAAAGTCTGGTTTTGACTTGCGAACAGCTGCAACAATCACACCTTGGTTGTTTTTGATACCAATCATAGAATCACGAACCGCAAGAACCTTGGCGCCGTTTTTTGCAAGATATGCAGGATCTGCACACTTGGTGTTGAAATCATTGATGATGTATTCAAGAGCTGGTTTTAAATGCAACATTGTTTTATCTCCTTGTTTATATATATATTGTATTATATTTAATACAGTATTGCAACACTTTTATTCAAAAAAAATGAAAAAAATTGCAATAAAATCAAAAATATATTATTTTGTTTTAGGGCAAGAATTAAAACCTTTTATACAGATTTTAGATGATTCAGCTTGCCCCTTTTTGGAGCTGCAATGAATTTTGGCAAATGGGTGCAACATCGTCTTGTGGAGATTGGCAAGAAGGCGACATGGCTGCAGGACAAGGCAGGGTTGAGCCGTGGAACCATTGCGCACTGGGTTACAGGCAGCCAGCCAAGATTGTCAAATGCTTATACAGTTGTTTGTATATTGGCAGATGAGCTTGGTGTTAACCGTGATGATTTATGGAATGATGTATTTTTAGCTTTGGAAGAGCAATGATTGATAAGCTGCAGTTGCAAGCACTATCATTGTACTATCAAGCCGCCTTGCTCGAATCAACGGGCAATGTTCTTTGTTTTAACCAGCCTGTAACGAGTAAAACGGGCGAGGGTAAACGACTTGTGGGAAAAAAAGGGATTGCTGGGGAGCAATCCCGCCTTCCCAAAAAATGATGTTATACTGATTGAAACAAAATGGGACTTTTTGAGCTATGAGCAAATTAAACGCAATACAGGAGCAGGCAGCACGATTGATTGCGCAGGGAATAGACCACGGCACCATCATTGAGCAGATTGGTGTATCAAGGTCAACGTTTTATCGCTGGCAAGATAAACAGCAATTTAAGGCAGCTGTTAGCAGGTATTGCCAAAAAATCAGAGAAGAGCAAGAGCGCCAGATTGTTGCAGAAAAGATTGATATGGCACAATATGTTGAGCAAGCCAAGCAAATCATTATTGATTTAATGTTCAATGCAGAACGTGACACAACAAGGATGCAAGCAGCTCGTTATATTATTGACCGCTGGGAACCAACAACAGCACCAGAAGAAAACAACAATGGTTTTGCTTCTTTGCTCCAAAAGATGAAAGAGAGAAACAAGATTGACTGACAAAGAATACCAGGAGCTTTTTGAGCTGTTGAACGATCCAGTTAAGTTTTGCAGCTTGTTGAAGATTGTTTCAAAAGGTGAGGATGGCGAAGCAGAAATTGTTGCATTGAATCCAACATCGGAACAAGTTGAAATTATAAATACTTTGATGTGCAAGGTGACAACATTTATTTTGAAACCAAGGCAGATTGGCGCCACAACAATCATTTTGGCGTTTTTGTTTTGGCTTGCTTATATGGCAGAAACTCCACTTGTCATTGTTTTGATGGCACACAAACAAACACCAGCAAAGAAGCTGTTGAAAAGAATCAAGTTTATGTGGGAAAACTTGCCAGCAGATTTAAAGCCACCATTGCAGAGCAGCAACAGCACAGAGCTTGTATTTGAGCACAATGGCGCTGGTATTTATGCACGCGGTGGGCAAGATGATGGTGGTGTAAGATCCGAAACAATCCACTATATGCACATCACAGAGATTAACTTCACTCCAAATGCACAAGAGCTTTTGACCACAGCAAAGAGCGCCGTGAATAACAATCCGTTGATTTTGGAGAGCACAGCCAATCACCAAGGGGATCCGCTGCACGAGGAAATCAAGAAGTACCAAACAGGGAAATACAACAGAGATAAATACCGGTTCGTTTTCTTTTCGTGGTTACAGCACGAAGAATACCAAACCAATCCTGCAGGCTATAGATTTAATGCAGATGAAAGAAGGTTTCAGGAGGAAACCAACTGCACAGATTCGCAGCTCGCTTGGCGCCAAGATATGATTGCAAAGTTTGGATATGAGAAGTTTATCAGAGAATACCCAATAAGCGTGCAAGAAGCATATCGAGTTGAAGGCAATACATTTTTCAAGCACAATGATTTTGTTACGATTGCAGAGATTGAAGATGCAGCTGGTGATTGGCACAAGTTTGTTGTT